CATCAACAGGGAGTACAGGTGACTCGTATGACAATGTATTTTATTAGTTCACATACAATTATCAGATTATTCTGGGAATAAGGTCTGAATATTCTTTTTTATTTTATAAAAATTGCATTCAACTCCGCTAGGCTGATTAGCCTGGTATGTTTCCTTGATGCTAACGGTATTGAAGGGGAGGTTGTCCTCTGGCCATTCGGCCATCCAGTAGGCAAATGCTGGGTTGCGCTTTATGAGTGCTAGCCCAGCCAGAAAGGCCGCGCGTTGCGCGCGGCTGCGTTCGGAGGCTGGCAGGCTATCGAGGTAATTGCACGCCTCCTGTTCACTCTTGACGGCGGCGGGCTTCAGATAGAAACTTATCCGTCTGGTTGGTGTCGTCATTGGTTTACTCCTTGTTCATTGCGTACAACCCATTAACCAGAGCAAACTGTGGCACCCCGTCCGCGATGAAAGTCGCATTAACTCCGCAGGCTTCGCGGATAGCGGTTGCCACAATCTCCGCCCCGCCACCGACAACCATCACCCGCCCGTAACCCGAAAAAACCGCCAGCGCGCGGATCACGCGTTGTTTCAGTGTTTCTTCCTTTTCACGAATAACCGCCATCAGGCTGGCGTAATGCGCGTCATTGTGGATGTGCTGGCGCAGCCAGGCTTCATCATGGCGATGTTCGATAATGGTATTGGCGATGTGGTGACTGGTGCGCATACCGTTAGTGGCCATCACCGACAGTACGGCATCGGCCATCAGAGAAACGCCTACGTGTGGATCGCAAAACACCTGGCTGATACCTGCCAGTTGCCCCTGAACCTTTGCCACATCCAGCGTGGTTCCGCCCAAATCCACAATCAGCAGGGATTCAAACGGACTCATGTCAGCCAGTGCCTTAAAGCCAGCAGGAATGGATTCAGGCATAACCCGTACGTTACGGATAGTGAATGCTTCGCCGTTCTGGTACTCCACCGGGCGCATGACGTTCGCTTTTTTGCGGTTGATGTTGGCCATGTCCGGCTGTGCGTTTGTATCGAAATACTCGCTCAGTGGCAGGGTGACAACCACATCCACTTCCTGTGGTGTGATGCCTGATTTGACCAGCGCGTGATGAATGGCAATTACATTCACATCGCTGTACTGGTATTGCGTGTCGGTCGTCTGGACAAAGCGATCGCTGACCGGATCAAAACCATAGCGCACGCCATCAAGCATGTAGTTCGCGGGCTGCGTGCCACCGAATGGCGCAGACCATTCCGACTTGAAGCTGTTCGGGCTGATGGCGTTGCGGCGTTCGCCGTTCTCAGTCCATGCCAGCTTGATGTTGGTGGAGCCGTCGTCGATACAAATTTTCATGTCGCTTTTCCTTATGTTGATTAATTAATCGGTTACAGGATTTTTAAATCCCGCTTTTGCCTGTTTTGTGCGCGCTTCATATATCGCGGCGCGTTTTTTGCTCATTTACGGGATTTGTGAGTCCCGTTTCTGTCTGTTTTTTGTTTCCACTGGTCAGGCCACCCCGCAGCAGGTCTGCTTTGCGGCTGGCGCGTTCAGTGGTTTCACTGATTCTCTGTGCGTGCTCTGCGTCGCGGATGGCGCGCAGCATGTCAGAAAGCACGGTAACGGGTGTTTTCATGGTGTTCTGGTCCTGCTGAAGTGTGGATGCCAGGCGTGCGGCGGCTTCAGGGTCTGATGCCCCCAGCTGTGCCAGATAGCTGGCGACCGGGTTATGGCGGATCTCCGTGCTGCTTACGCCATGATTACGGCTCAGGCGCTGCCAGAGCTGCGTGATTCGGCTGTCCGGGCGGGTATCCGGTTTGCGTACAATTTCAAATCCCTGCGGTGCAATGATGCTGCCGTCAACGTACAGACTGCCGCCCCGTAACAGGTGCTGCATCTGTTGTTCACCGATATGCAGGCCGAGAGATTCAGCAGACTCCCGCCATTCTTTAGCGAGTAATTCGTGGTTATCAGGCAAAGGCCGCTGCTGTTTGCGGCTCTGTGTCCAGCTCTGCATTTCATCACTGCTGTTTTTTGCCTGTTTGTCACGAAGCGAACGCATCAGCGCCCGGCGTTCGTGCCGTTTCAGTGAGCGCATCCATTCGTTCACGTCAACGCCGTCAGGAAGCTGCGGCCACGGTGCTGGCCGTTCTTCCGGCTGTTCTGTCCCGTTGTTGTCCGTTTCCTGTACACGGGGACAGTTATTGCCACGAGTCCAAGGGGCGGCAGGGCCGCCCTGAAGGTCAAAACCATTTTCGCGGGCGCTGTCTTCTACTCCCGGTTTACGTCTTACCAGCTTCCAGTTATCCGGGTGCGTGCACACACGGGAGGATTCCCCGATGAGTGGTGACCAGATCCCGTAAATCTGTACGCTCTGTTCGCCGTAATCGTTCAGCTCATCTGCGAGGTCGTAGGCGGTGCGAATCAGGTAGTCCTTGCGTGGAACAAGTACGCCTCCCTGTTTCTCAATGTAGGTGGTAAAACATCCGGCATCAGCGGCAGCAAGAACCGCATCCATTGCGTCATCCTTCAGCCGTTGCGGGCCTTCCGGGTTGCGTGCCATCTGGCTGGCAAGGCGACGCAGTTCACGCCACACCTGACGGGAGGGGATGCCAAAGAACTGGAACTGGCGGACCCGGTGAAGGCGCGCCCAGCCAATGGCGCGTTCCACGCTCTCGGTCATTGATTTTCCGGTTTCGTGGTCAACGCGTGGTTTGCCTGTTTTCGGGTCGATGCCATCCACGGCGCGGCTGTCCAGGTTTTTTCCGATGTAGGTGGCGATGTAGCTGGTTGGCGTGCCTTTTGAGCCGTCGACATACTCCGCCTTAAAGCGCGGAGTAATATCATCGCCCAGCTCGTGACGATCTTCCTGAATGGCAATATCGCGGGTGTGGGACACAATGGTGTCGATTTCTTCCGGATGAGCAAAGACCATCATATGCCAGTGCACGGTGCCGTCATGGTGAGGCTCCACCGTGCGGATGCCATACCAGCGCAGGCCGTCGCGGTTCAGTTTCTTGCGGACCGCCGCAAAAAACGTGTTAACCAGGTAATCGCTGGAGTCGCGCATGGTGGCCCCGTTCCATTTGGGATTCGGATGACCGTTCTCTGTTGTAGCGTGGTATTTTGACGGGCAGGTGACAGTCAGAAACACCGCTTTGTCGCCACGGGCTTCGGCCAGAAGTTCCAGCCCCTTCATGGTGGCCATCATTTCTGCCTTACGGTGAACCGGGTTACTTACTCCCGCGTAATACACTGTCTCGAGATCAATCGTGAACCCGTCTTCGTTTTCCAGCATGAAACTTTTCAGGAAATCGCGTGTTTTCTCGCGCTGTGCGCGAAACTCGCTTAACGCGTCCTGGCTCAGATAGGGCGATGTTTTTCTGGAAACCAGACAGGCGGCGCGGAGTTGTTCTTCTCTCCACTCGCAACGTAACAGCCACAGTTTGCGTTTCCACCATTCCGCACAGGTCAGGCGAAGGATTGCGCCCGGCAGCAGCTCCGTGTCCGGTTCGTTCCTCCGGTCTTTGTCTGTTGTCAGTGCGTCATAATGTGGAGGCATGGCGTGCAGGTGTAACGCCATGCGGGCCAGCATCTGATACGCCTTCAGCGTTACATCCATGGTCAGTTCGCCATCGGTCGCGCCAAAGCCATCGCAGAGTTTTTCGAAGGTGCTGCTGAACATCGCCGCCGTCATGGTGGCCAGCGTCTGTATCTGGTGTTTGTTGAGCTGCGGCAGGTAAAGCAAATCGTCCAGGCGTTCGCGTCCGGCAAGGGAGCGATAACCCTGTGTCAGCCAGCGGTGATCGGTGCGCTCCAGACGTTCGAATATTTTGCGCAGGTTTCCGCGCGCGTAGCGTTCAGCCTGCCAGCTCTTTTTGCCTTTCTGACGATCGGCTTCCTGTTTTTTGCGCAGGAAGGAGAGGTGGCGAATAAGCGGATCGCGCAGATAGGACGGCAGCAGGCGCAGCGAGGCCATGGCTTCATCCACCGCACCGCGTGCCTGTTTTCTGGCGTCTCCTGCCAGTGTGATGGTTTTGTCCTGTTTTTCCTGTGCGTCCAGGCTTTTATTAATCAGGTTGCCCAGCGGCGTTGCGGAGAACGCCGCATCAGCCATTTCCTGGCGGCGCTCGTTCTCTACCCGGTAGGCATCCAGCCAGGAGGAAAGCGCGGATTCAGGAGCGGGGATCCCCGTTCCTTCACGCCCCACTGCGTGGCGCGGTTGTTGCCAGTCCCTGATGTACTCTGCCGTCATAGTGATTTACTTCGTCATGCCATTCAGGGTGTCGCGGCAGGCTGTAGCCAGCCGCTGAATTTCCAGCACGGTGTCTTCTGTGTCGGCATGGCGATGTGTGATGCGGATGCTGTCGGCAATCACATCGACGATTGCAGAGGATGGGCGCTGGTAAATGCCAATAACGGACGGGGTGCCACCTTCAATGCGGTAAAGCCTGTAATTTCCCTCGTGGCTGTCAATCATGTAGCGACCATCAATAACAATCTTTCCGTCAGCGAGCTGCGGTACAGGCAGGGATTTCAGGTACATGTCATAACGATCACGCACGCGAGCGGCAAGATCACGTTCTGTGTTGAGCAGGTATTCAAGAAAGTCGTTGGCGAGAATCATTGCGGCAATCCTCTTGTTACAGATGTGCGAAGGCCTCCCGCCGCAAGGTGCAGGAAAGGCCCGGAACAGGAATTAATGGAGTTTGTTTTGCTGCTGGATGAGCTGTTGAAACTCGTGCAGATCATCCGCCAGATAGCTGAAAACAGAGGCGGAATAAATGTTTGATAGTGCGTGGCTGCGCTCATGCAGCATATTGATGTGCATGATTTGCGCGACGCGTGATGCGCGGGAAAGTCTGCGGTTGATTTCAGTCTGGATGTGACGACGCTCCGCGATAGCGCGGTGCTGTTTGCGGTCTGCCATGGTGTGGCCTCTTTGCTCGGTGATAGAAATAACTCACCATCCAGAGTTGAGAATCTCGGGGTGGCGAGACGTACAGGGTTCTCAACACCGGAGAGCAAAGAATCCGGCCCGACCGAAGTCGGCCCCGTACGCCCCGCCATAATTCTGACGCGAAAAAGACGTGGCAATACAGTACGCACAAAAAAACCGCTAGCGCGGTTATGCGCTTTGCTCTGTATCGGGTTGAGAATCCCGGCACCCGTTTTATGAGGTGCAGCGGAAATGTAACCTGACCGATTGCGGCATGGCAAGCGGTTTTTTTGTGTGTGCATGTTCTGGTTTCTTACTGGTTCAGAAAAAAATCAAAAACGTTATCGATGCGTTGCAGCAGCTCTTGCTGCATTGCTTCCGGCGTTTCCGGTTCGCCAGGTGCCCCCAGCGTTGCGCAGAAATCAGCGATTTCATGA